GCAGCACGGTGTTCACAGGGCCGTGATGAAGCACGGCATGGCATACGTGGTTGTGCTGCCTGGCCAGATGGCGATGAGCGATCAGCAGGTCCAGAGCTTTCCGGTGATGCGTGCATGCAGCGCAAAGAGGATGATCGCGCTCTACACGGATCCGGTGAATGACGAATGGCCCCAGGTGGCTATGGAACAGATGGACGTGTACGACCCCAAGGTGACCGGCAAGCGCAGGCTCATCATCACCATCTACGATGAGCAGAATCGCTATATCATGACCGGTGTGCCGGGGAACAATACCCAGCCACTGGCGCTGGCGGAGCCTGGTGACCCGTACCTGGACGGCAAGCCTCCGGTATCGGCTCACAATATGGGCCTGGTGCCGGTTGTCAGGTTCCTGTACGAGGATGACCTGGATGGCGAGGATGTCGCTGGCGAGATCGAGCCGCTGATGACGATCCAGGACCAGATCAACTTCTTCACCTTCAACGAGATGCTCACGACCCAGTTCGCTGCATTCCGTCAGCGCTGGGTGAGCGGGATGGCCGGCGAGGATGAGCAGGGTCGGCCAACTGAGCCATTCCGGCCTGGCGTTGACCGTATCTGGTCAAGCGATGACGCCACTACCAAGTTCGGGGAATTCGATGTGTCGCCACTGGCACCGTTCGACGCTGCGCGCGAATCGGCCATCCGCCACATGTCGACCGTCTCGCAGGTTCCTCCATACCACCTGCTGGGCCAGATCGCCAACCTATCTGCGGAAGCACTTGCGGCCGCCAGAGATGGCCTAGACCGCAAGATCGAGGAAGAGCAGGCGATGCTCAATGACAGCTGGCGGAACACCTTCCGTCTGAACGCCAAGGCTGTCGGAGACGATCCCGGCTGGAATGACCTCAATGGCGTCGTGGTGTGGCGTGACACCTCAGCCCGGTCGTTTGCTGCGACCGTGGACGCTCTCGGCAAGGCAGCCCAGATGCTGGGTGTGCCGGTTGAGGAACTATGGCGTCGGATCCCTGGCGTCACCGCTGACGATGTCGAGGCCTGGCTTGAGGCGAAGGCACGTGCCGAGGCTATGGCGACGGCCCAAGAGGCAGCGAAGGTGGCCCTAGCGGTCCAGAGCCAGCTGCTGAGCTCGCCGTATCCTCCGGCCCCAGCACCGCCTGGGGGTAGCGCCCCACCGACGCAGAATGGCGCACAATCGCAGCCCGGTCAGGCTCCTCCGGCTGCGGCTCGTCCGGCTCCCGGTGGCAACAGTCCAGCAGCCCTGATCGCTAGGTCTGCCAAGATGCTCAATGCACCGGGTGGGGGATCGGCTACGTGACCACGCCTGCGACCCAAACTACGAAATCAGCCGATAACGCTGGTGGAGGCACCCTAGTGGGTGCCCGGACCCTTCCTCGCACGTTGGAAGCCCAGGCAATCGCACCGGGGACGTCTGGCCTGGCCGGTGTCGCGTCCCTCGATCAGCTTGCCCAGCTGTATCGACAGCGTCAAATGGCGATCGCACTGGCCGCTAGCCGTGCAGTCGCTGCCATATGGCAGCATCGAATCGACCCGGCTCACATGGCCGACAGCTGGGCCAGCATCCGTGATGTGGTGCTGAACCTGGTCCGCCAGTACTTCCAGGCATCGGCAGCCGACTCGGCCAGCACATATGAGCAGATGAGGGTGCAGGCGGATCTTGGGCACCGGCCGATCCGCATGGCCGAGCTACCTCAGCGCGAGCTCGAGAGGGTTGTGGACAGCCAGGGTATCGGCCGGTTTTTCCAGACGCTGCCCACGGTGCCGGATGACCTAAGCCAGGCTGCCGCTACAGCCGAGGAGTCTCTCCAGGCGTCCAGTGCCAGGCTGTCGCTCAAGGGTGGCCGGCAGACCATGACGCAGGCTGTGCATTCAGACCCGAAGGCAGAAGGCTGGGAGCGAACCATCTCGTCTACGGCGTGCAGCTTCTGCTCTATGCTGGCCAGCCGTGGCGCGGTCTACAGGAACGAGAAGAGTGCTGACTTCCGGGCTCACGACCACTGCAACTGTACGGCTATTCCGGTGTTCGACGGACAGGATCCTTCGCAGCAGAGCCAGGATCTAGCGAAGCAGTGGCAACAGGTGACACGAGGCAAGTCCGGAGCCAATGCTCGAAAGGCTTGGCAGGATCACTGGGAAAGGCAGAGCAATGGCGGACGTGACGGCGGCGCAGCTGGCCAAGCTGAAGGCCAAGGGGCAGGCGATGAACAACGCCCAGGGCGACCCCAGCTTTCCAATCAAGGCACGAACGGGACCGGATAGCCTGGCGAACGCTATCCTGGCTGTCGGCCGTTCGCGGCCGAATACGCCTGAGCATCGTGCCAGCGTTCGACGGTATATCATTGGCGTGGCCAGGGATAAGGGATGGTCAAGCGATATCCCGGCCACCTGGAAGTCCGATGGGACATTGACGACCGGAGGAAGCTGATGCTGGTTGGGCCAGGCGGATCATTCAATCCGTCACTGCATCCGAGGCAATCGGGTGGCAAATTTGGCGTGTCGGGCAATAAGCAGCAGCCAGCTGGAGGTAAGGGTGGCTCTCCGCAGGCACGCGCAGACCGTCAGCAGGCCAGAGCCGATAGGGCTGAGGCTCACACCCTTGAGGTACAGCTTAGGCAACTGCTCGCCCAAAGTAAGACGTCCAAGGTCGGTAAGACTACCGGCAAGTCCAAGACTGCCGTCAAGGGTAGTAAGTCCGGCGTCGCCAAGAAGATGACCACCAAGCGCAAGACGACGAACGCCAAGAAGTCCAGCAAGCCAAGCGCCACCGCATCCGTTGCCACTCAGATCGCAACGCTACGAACCCAGATCCGAGTGCTCAATGCTGAGGCAGCGAAGCTTGACCGACAGGCAAGGAGAGCCTAATGGCTGCTGTACACAATTGGAGACATGGCTGGATTCCGCTAACGGAAGAAGCAGCCAAAGAGAAGTTCCACGGTGATGTTCCGAAGGGGTGGAAGCCTTCCAGCCCGCATGCGGCTCCCGAGGACCATGCCAACAACCTGTCCAAGGACGCATTCAATATGGGCGACAGCACGCAGAGTGCGCTGAACGTCCATCGTGAAGCTGCAGCCGCACATCGCAAGGCTGCCAATTTGACTAGCAGTGCTGAGCAGTCAACGCACCATTCCGAAATGGCGAAGCTTCACAGCAAGGTTGCCAGTGTTAAGATGACAAGCCGGGCTGCCGAGGACAAGTCTGACGCTTCTTCAGCTGCCGGTAAGGAACAGGCTTTCCGGGCGATGCTCAAGAAGCCCAGGAGGTGAGATGGCCGCCGGTCGCGAGACGCCAGGAACAGCCGTTGACACCGAACGACTGATGAAATATTGGGCTGAGGGTGCCGGGGCAGCTAAGGTTCGATGGGGTGTGCCCGGTGACTTCGACCGGTGCGTTGTCGAGCTAGGCAAGTACGTTGGCCCAGGCGTTGTCAAGGGTCTGTGCGCCAATCTCCACAAGCGTGCGACTGGTGGATGGCCGGGGCACGCACCAGGTGTCGAGCAGGCAGCAGCTGATACAAAGAAGGGGAATTGACGTGGCATTCGACCCGAACGAACCACGTGGTCCAGGTGGTAAGTGGATTCACCTTGGGGACATTACATCCCGGCTCAAGACGATGCGACCGGGCGAACGGGTGACTATGAAGGGTCACACCGTTCGCAACAACGTGCATAAGAATGTCTATCGCGTAAGCATCGGTGGAGAGACCAAGGACTATCACACAGCTGCTCATGCTGCCGAGGCTGTGCACACCGGCAAGCACAATAGTCATGCCTATGGTTCGGGCACGTCCAACGAGACGATCTTCCGTGGCATGATGAGTAGCGAGGGTCCGGCATACAAGCCGGAGTCTGCAGCCTCTAAGTCGGCAGCCAATACGGCTGCAAGGGAGAGCGCTGGTTTGCAAGGAAGCAAACTGACCGGCAAGACCAGAAAGGCTTTCGGCGAAACTCAGTACGAGGTCGCTGTTCCGAACGGTACCAAGGAATGGGCCGATGAGGGTTCAAGGCTTCATAGTATTGCTTCCAGGAATTCTGCAGCGAAGCTGCAGAACTTGACCGGCCAGAGGATGCAGAATTACCTCAAGAAGACACAGGGAGGAAAGTAACACATGGCAATCAACAAGACGTACCTCGGGCTGAACGAGGACGGTACCCCGCATTTCCACTACGAGTCGGATGGCCACGTCGTGGTCACCGGTCCGGTGTACGGGAAGATGACCACTTCCGACGGTACCGAGTATGACGTGTCGGAGCAGGTGATCGAGGTCAATTCCCTGGAGCACGCTGGTGAACTGGCGCACCAGATCGGCGTACACCACGAGGAGCACGGCCACCCGGACCACGACGAGTCCATCCCGTTCGTGCACAACTGCACTGACTCGTGCGGTGCCCTGAAGCGAGAGGACGCCTGAGTCATGGCACTACTTGGAACCGCAGGACAGAGCCAGGCTCTCAACGCGCTGGACGCGACAGGCACTGGCGCTGGTGCCGGTGCCGTTAACCTGATGACGGCCGTGGCGCTTCACACCGCTACGCCTGGCACAACCGGCACGTCGGAGACAGCCAACTCCGGCTCCTACGCTCGGCAGACCACAGCCTGGTCCTCTTCCTCGGCGGGATCGGCGAAGACCAACTCATCGGCGCTGACGTTCTCCACGCTGGGGACGGTAGCGGTCACGCATGTGGCCGGCTGGTCCTCTGCCACGTATGGCGCCGGTACCTACGGGATCGGTGCTCCCCTCGGGTCGTCAGTGACGGCAGCGTCAATCACGGTCGCATCCGGAGCCACCAGCTTCACGGCTAGCTGAGAGGCAGTAGATGTCTGGTTACACCATGACGATGCCGGAGGTCAAGTACTCGTTTGCCGGCACCGGTACCCAGCTGAATACATTTACCACAGAGGCATCCCTTCAGGGAGCTTGTCCTTTGTGCGTGATCCCTGCCGAGTACTTCACTGTGCTCGGCAAGCTGTCCAAGACAATGCGAATCAAGGCATTCATGCGGGCCGGAACTACGGCAGCGACCCCCACGTTCACTTGGTCGCTTCGAATGTTGGCGCAGACCGCCACGTGGACTGCTGGAGGACTGCTTCTTGGCTCCACGGCTGCCCTGACTTCGGTAGCATCTCAGACCCTTGCACCGGTAGCCGTAGATGCTGAGGTGTCTCTTAGTGCGCTGAGCGTCGGCGGAGCGAGCACGCTGAAGACGTTCGGCGAAGTACGGTCGCCAAAGTTCTTGGCGTCTCCGTTCTCCGGAACCATTCCCGACAACAATGTTGCGCCGACGGTTGCCACCTATGACGACTCGCAGTGGTATTCCCTGTGGCTGTCGGTGGCGTGCCAGACTTCTAACGCTGCCAACCTGTGCCAGCTGGAGATGCTGAAGGTCTACACCGAGAACTGAACGACCAGAGGGCATAGGCCGTGCCAGCCACCGTTCGAAGTTCGTCCACCTACGCTTCGGCAGCAACCGAGGCGTCATTCTCGATGCCATTGCCAGCTGGGTTTGCTGCTGGTGATGTTTGTTACATATTCGCTGAGGACCGGGCATCAGCCGGGTCGATGGGGGCTGCTCCTTCTGGATGGACGACGGTAGCGGCGTCGTTCGCTTCGGGTGCGTCCACATCGAGCTGCATGGCCGTGTACCGACGGGTCATGCAAGCCGGGGATGCTAATCCCACGGTGACCGGCACGTCGGGGCGGTTCGCCGCGGTGTGCGTGGCGGTGCAGGGCGCAGACGGCACGACACCGGAAGACGTGGCGGTCGTCACCGACAACGGCGGCGTGTCGGCGCTGTCCACGATTACGTCGCCCGGAATCACCCCTTCGGCGTCGGTGGACCTGCTGCTCATAGGGTTCGGCCTCGGCGACCCGACCACGGCGAACACGAGCGACACGTACAGCACCCCAGCGGGGATGACGATCGCGGCGCAGGTCGCGTCGGCGCTGGCGGGGTCCACCGACGCCGGGATGATGGCTGCCTGGCAGGCACTCGCCTCTAATGCGGCCACGGGCACCCGGCAGACGACGGTCACGGCGTCCCCGACGAATAACGCGATCGACGGGCAGACCGTGGCTGTTGCCGTTCGTTCTGGCGTGGCAGCTGGAGCAGACAGCACAGAACAGCCGGGTGGTTTGAGATGGCGGAAACGGTGGCGGCGCGCACAGATGGCCCCACCTGCCCCGGCAGCATCTGCTGTTGCTGCATCAGCTTCGGGCAACCTAGACATATCGGGAACAGCTGCCTGGCAGATACCGGCTGTCGTCGCAGGCAGCATAAGTATCACAGGAACTGGCCCACCGGGTGCTCTGGTGCCGGCTGTGCCTGGGTCGCTGATTCTGACTGGAACAGCCTCTGCAGCAGGTGCCGTGACGGCATCCGGGAGCATCAGCTTCACAGGTACGGCCACCGCTGCGACTACGGCTGCTGCTACTGGCTCTATCACGCTGATCGGCACAGGTCCGCCAGGAGACGTCGTTACGGTCGTCTCTGGCTCGTTGAGTCTCACCGGCACATCTTCAGCCGTAGCCAAGGTAGTTGCCTCCGGTTCGCTGAGTCTCGTTGGAACGGCTACATCTGGAGCAGCGTCCTCGGCATCTGGTTCGCTGATCCTGACTGGTACGGCAGCTTGGCAGATATCGGCTGTCTCCGGATCGCTTGTTATTTCCGGTACGGCTACGGCTAAGGCTGTCGCTGCTGCATCTGGTTCTATCGTCATCAACGGAACGGCTATTGGCCCAGGGAACAATGCTGCTGGTTCCATAGCTTTGGCTGGTACGGCTACGGCTAAGGCTGCTGTGATAGCCTCTGGCAGCCTGTCCTTGGCAGGAACGGCTACGGCCGCAGCACCAGTTACGGCAACCGGAGCCTTTGCCTTGACAGGAACGGCTGCTGCTGCAGCCAAGGCGATAGCCTCTGGGTCTGTCTCGATCAATGGTACGGCGATAGGTCCAGGTCCTGCTGCCCTAGGATCTTTGTCCATTGTCGGATCCGTTGTGGCGCAGGTTCCTGTATCTGCAACGGGAACCTTTTCCATTGCCGCTACTGCCACGGCCAGGGTGGCTATAGCTCCATCCGGCAACTTGGCTATTGCCGGCTCTGCTCAGGCTGGTGTCCGGGCGACTGCTATTGCGACCCTGATCGTCGTAGGATCAGTATCGGCTAGGGCCAATGCGCTTGCATCTGGATCCTTGTCTATTGTCGGCGTGGCAGCTGCATTCGCCGGCATCTTGGTAGTGGACCTCAGCGCTACGATAGTGAGGATCGATAGCCTTGGTGCAACTGTCGGCCAGGATACAATTGCGTCTGCCGTTACGGTTAATACCCTATCAGCTAGCATATCTAGGGACGTAATATCGGCAATCGGATATGCTGACAAACTCGCAGCGGAGGCAATAGATGGCTGACGACGCTACACTCCTGACAATCCCCCAGAGCAACGATGTGACGTTGACGTTCATGGTCACTGACCCCAACAACGGCAATGCGCCATTCAGCCTGACCGGATGTACGCTGCTATTCACCAGGAAGAAGAACAGGTACCTACCGGACACGGATCCGTCTGCCAAGACGTATACGGTGACGGCAGACCCAGACCAGGTTGGCAACCCTGGAAAGGCCACGGTTGCAATTCCGGCATTGGACAATGCCACATATGGATTGTCCTGGTGTCGGCTTGATGTGACAAAGACCGGGAAACTGAGAACCGCCAATACATGGCGGCTGGAGCTAGAGGCTGTGTGAATACAAGTTAGTGCCTCCGACCTGTTTGCATATGTACTTCTTCTTGCAGGACCTATTGTTCTGTTCGCCTATCTGATAGTGAGATAGGCGTTACCGGACTTGGCTTTGCGAGAAAGGCTAAATCAGCTAGGATTCCCGCAAGGAAGTCCTACGATTGGGGAAACGTAATGTCGCATTCAGCAGCCGTGGAGCCAGCCGGAACGGCTGTTTCCCAGGGCGATGACGCTGGTCAGCCGAACGGCGACGACCAGGATCAGAACCCAGCTGCCCAGCCTGATGGCGCAACGCCTGGGGCTGCGGATGGCAGCGACGATGACGGCCAGGAGGACATGGCCGCTCAGTTGGCGCACTGGAAGACCCAGGCCAGGAAGCAGGAGGCCAGGGCCAAGGAGAACGCCAAGGCAGCCGCCGAATGGCAGAAGACGCAGGACGCCAACAAGACCGAACTACAGCGAGCCCAGGAAGCGCAGCAAGAGGCTGAGCGCCAGCGCGATGAAGCCCTACAGACGCATGCGCGGATCATGGCAGCTGCAACCCATGATGTTCCAGTCGACCTGATCGACCTGCTCGGAACCGGAACGGCCGAGGAGATCGAAGAGCGCGCCGAACTTCTGTCCGGCGCCATTCAGACCGAAGCGACGAGGCTTGCAACGCAGATGTTCCAGGCAGCCGGAATCGACCCTAGTACTCTCGGGAACGGGAACGGTTCGGACACTGCATCTGCTGCGGCCGCAAGGGCAGGGCATCGTCCAGTGGAAGCCATGGGTGGCGGGACTCAGCCCGCACGCGGAGGACGGCCGCCAAACAATGACGACTGGCTTCGCGAGATGTTTGCTAATTCACGCTAATCGCGCGCGGCGATAGGACGTCGCGCTGAAAGAGGTACAACGTGACGAACGTTTACAACACCGCGATCTCGCGGACCTCCGGGCAGGCGGATGCGCTCGTCCCGGAGCCTCTGGCGACGTCAATCATTGAGGAACTGCCGCGCTCTTCGGCGGCCATGACGCTCATGCAGCGGACCACCCTTTCGAGCAAGACCCAGCGCATCCCCGTGCTGGACATCCTGCCCGTCAGCTACTGGGTGTCCGGCGACACCGGCATGAAGCAGACCACCTTCCAGGGATGGAAGAACGTGGTCCTGGTGGTCGAGGAACTGGCCACCATCGTGCCCATCCCGCAGGCGTACCTGGACGACGCCGACATGCCGATCTGGTCGGCCGTGCAGCCGCGCATGGTCGAGTCGGCGGGTGCCCTGATCGACAACGCCGTGCTGTTCGGCGTCAACAAGCCGGCCACCTGGGGTGAGTCGGTGTTCGTCGGTGCCAAGAAGACGCTCCAGGTCGTGAAGGCCGGCACCGGCGTCGACTACGGCGTGGACATCGCCAACCTGGCGCAGAAGATCGTGCAGGCCGGTTATAACCCGGCTGGCGCGGCAGCCATGCCGGGACTCAGCTGGAAGCTGGTAACCATCCGGTCGGCGCAGGGTGTGCCGATCTACGAGCCGGATCTCCAGGGTGGCAACGCCAACGCACCCGGCAGGCTGTACGGTCGTCCGCTCGCCGAGATCGACAACGGTGCGTGGAACAGCACGGCGACCGGTGCCGAGATCCTGCTCGGTGACTGGAACAAGTCCATGATCGGCGTCCGGCAGGACATCAGCTTCAAGATGTTCACCGAGGGTGTCGTGTCGGACGACACCGGCAAGGTCATCCTGAACCTGATGCAGCAGGACGCCGTGGCCATGCGGATGGTCATGCGGCTCGCCTACGCCGTGGTGAACCCGGTGACCATTCTCAACCCGGCCACCAGCATCACGGCTCGCTGGCCGTTCGGCGCCATCCTGCCGACGACCGCGACTGCTCCGATCACCGCTGCGGCGCTGACCCAGATGACGTCCTACGCGACGGCCGGTGCGTTCACCGGCTTCGACCCGTCCTCGGTGGCCGGGCTGTCGGACGAGGCAGCCGTCGAGCACGTGCAGGGTCTCCACGCGGTCGCGGCAGCGCAGGCTGCGGACTACGAGGAGTTCCTCAAGGACAAGGGTGTCAGCCAGGCGGCACTGCGTCGCAACGTGAAGGAGACGCGCGAGGCTGGCGCCGACCAGGGTGCCCTGCCGGCAGGCGAAGGCGAGGGGACGACCACCAAGGGTCGCTGAGCCAGGCCGGTACCAACCCGACGAGGGACAGGAGAACAGGCAATGACGCTCCCGCCACTGGCGCAGATGTCGGATGTGGAAGCTAGGCTGGGGCGAAGCCTGAACACTATCGAGGCTGCACGGATAGACGCACTCCTTGCCGACGGGAGTGCGTTTATCCGTCAGTACGTTCGCAAGGACTTCGAGAACCATCCTGGTGACGTCGTCAACATCAAGGCATCGGGCGGAGTGATCAAGCTTCCGTATCGCCCGGTGCAGGCTGTCAATTCGGTGGTGGCGCTTTCCGGTGCCATCGGGATACCGAACATCAACGTGACCTGGTACATATACGACGGCATTGACGAGATCGTCGTCGCCGATCCCGGCTGGTCCGGAATCATCAACCTGCCGGAGTACTGGTACGACATCGGCTGGTTCAGCAGCACCTTCCAGGTCAACTACGACCATGGCTTTACCTCGGTGCCCGACGTGGCCGTCTCCGTCCTCTGTACAGCTGTCATATCGGTGCTCACCGCTCCCACGATGGCAGCCGGAGTGATCGGCGAGACCGTGGGCAACTACAGCTACAGGCTCCAGAGGACCGGCGGTGGAATAAGCGCTGCTCTCAAGGACGCCGACCTGTCAGCACTTGACGACTACCGTGGTGGCAAGTACAGTACGATCCAGCTGGGGTCCTGATGCCACTGACTAGCCTCTCTCAAGGTGACCCGGTTACCTGGGTACATCGGACGGTCTCCGGCCAGGACAGCCGGGGCAACGACACCTACACGAACGCTAGCCAAGTTATCACCGGGTGCGCAATCACGTATGGGGCGAGCACTGAAAACACGTCAGGGACAGACACGGTCGCATCAGACGTGACTGTGTACCTGCCGGACGCTGCGATAGGTATCACGGCGTACGACCGGCTGATCCTGCCGGACGGCAAGACGTATGAGATACAGGGCAGCCCGGCACAGAACTCTTCGCCGTTCTCCGGCATAACGAGCTATATCGAGGCTCGTGGCCGACTGGTGACGGGTGCCTCGGTATGAGCAGTAGCTACAAGGTTAATCGCCGGGGAATGGTAGCCATGCTCAATTCCGATTTCATGTTGCGGACCGTGCATGATGTCGGGGAGGCTATCAAGAATTATGGCGAGGCCATAGCTCCAGTGGGTCCGCCCGAAGATCCGCATCATGGACGATATAAGGCTTCTTTCCATGTGCGTTCGCATACGCGTGGGGGAGCGACCCACGACCGGGCAGAGGCTATCGTCTGGAATGATTCGCCAGAGGCACTATTCGTTGAGTTCGGTTCGGCAGGTTCTGAGCCATACCACACCTTGTTGGTTGCGGCGATTATCGGGGGTCGGCTATGACTAATGTGTCAGTCTTTCCCGATTCTGAGATCGAGCTTTTGTCGATCCTTGTTCCGAAGTTCAGCAGCTACCGATTCTCTACCAAGCTTCCGGCTTCACTCTCCGGCGTGATAGTTCGGGTTCACAAGATCAGCGGGGCAAATCGGAGCCTGTTCATTGATAGGCCGATTGTTGATATAGACGTCTTCTCCGCAACCGGAGAAGCTGACGCCAGTACTGCTGCGCGGAGCATACAGGCAGCCTTGCTTTCGCTCCAGGGTGCTGCTACGGCGAATGGGGTGATACAGCGGGTCAACACGATAAGTGGCCCGAAATGGCTGCCGGACACCAACCAGAATATCACTCGATATGGAGCAACGTACGAGATCTTCATCCGGGCCGCATAGAAAGGAAAATCGTAATGACGGCCGAATTGAAGAATAACCTGGCAACCTTCGCAGCAGCTGACGTAGTCGCATACGTTGCCATTCCCAATGTCCTCAACCCGGCTGTTCCGGTCGGCTTCGAGGATCTCAGCACCCTGACGCCTGCCGGTTCCTGGCGCTGCTTCGGCTGGCTGGACGTCTCCGGCTACATCTTCAAGAACGACCAGACCATCAAGGACATCCCGGCTGCCGGTACGCTGTCGTCTATCCGGACAGTACTGACCGGTGGCATGAAGTCGGCGCAGTTCACGGCTCTGGAGGCGATGAACCCCTTCGTCCGCGCGCTGTACGACGACGTGCCCATCTTCCCAGTGGCGAGCAGCCCGCTGAAGCCGGCCACCGCCACCCTCATCGCGAGCTACGTCGTCCCGGATCCGCCTGCCGACAACCGGTACTCCATGATCTTCGACTCGTTCGACGGGACCAAGAAGCAGCGCCTGTTCGCGCCGAACGTCAAGGTAACGGCGCGTGGCGACGACAACCAGCAGCAGGCCGACGTCGAAAGCCTGCAGTTCACGGTCGAGTTCTACCCGGGCACCATCAACCAGACCAGCCCGGTGACCGGCGTGGCCAAGCGCTACATCAACTACACCGGCTCCGGCGTCACCGTCGCCGCCTACTTCACCTGATAGGGCGGTCTCGACATGGCGAGCAAGGACCAGGCTGCCCTGAAGGCAGTCGAGGGCGAGGAGCATGAGGAAGTCGAAGTCGATATTGACCTCGATGAGATGCAGGATCAGCTGCACGCCGAGGCTGTCGGAAAGGCCACCACCGTCAGGATCGACGGAAAGGTCATCCACATCATGCATGCGGGCGATTGGACGTCCACTGCATATCGTGCGATGATGAATGGCGACTTCGACACCTGGGCTCAGGAGGCCATCCTCGACGAGAGGGAACTGAAGGTCTGGCAGGATGCCGATCTAAGGCTCTTCGAGATGGAGGCCGTCGTCACCCAGTGTGCACGGACCTCTAGGCTCGGCCTGGGGAAATCCAGAAAGTCCTCTGGCTCGTCGAGACGTACTCGGAGGAGATAGAGGCCGATCTAGCTCGTTACTATCCAGGTACCAATTTCGTTGATCTTTTCCGGCCTGGCAGCGGTCTTACCTGGCGCCGAATTTTGGTGCTGGTGCAGCAGCTACCTCCGGAGAGCGCAACTGCTACTGCAATTCGGAATGACATTCCGGAGGACGAGCTAGCTGACCGGCGCGGAGACCCGGTGAAGGCACCATGGTCTCCGACTGATCACTTGCTAGCCTTGCTGATAGATGAAGTGAGGCAGTTGGCCTGGATGTACGCGCAAAGGCACTCAAAGTCCAAGATCACGCCACCGGCACCTCTCGAGAGGCCGGGTGTTCGGGCCAGGCCAAGGGGCAGGATTATGACTGCAGCCCAGATCAAGGAGATCGACCCTCGGATGCGCGAATTGCCTGATGAGGACGCCGTTCTGCGCTACAGGGAAGTGACAGGCCGTGGCTGAAATTTTCGTTGGAGAAGTTGCCGTCGGTGTTGTTCCGGACGCCAGTAAGTTCAACGAGGAACTGCGAAGGCAGCTATTCCCGGAAGCTGACAACATAGGCCGGGAGTACGGTTCCAAGCTGGGGCGTGGCATCCAGGAGAGCGTCCGAATCTACATAGAGAAGATCAAGGCAGACCTGAAAGCTAGTGCGCTAGAGGTCAATGTCAATGCGGAGACCGCCGGAGCCAGCGAGCATATAGATGAGATGCGTAAGGAGCAGGAGGCTCGTCCGGTAGAACTCAAGGTCAATGTCGACAAGAGTTTCGGAGCTCAGCTGGCGTCGAAATTCAACAAGTTCTCCCAGGCGAGCTTCATTCAGCCGTCGGCCATGGGTACTGCATTGGCGCTGTCTCCCTCTCTTATTCCGCTGGCGGCTGGAATTGCCTCGGGCGTAGGCGCTATTGCCGTCTCCTTTGGTGCTGCTGTAATTGGAGCTGGGCTATTCGGAGTACTGGCCAAGTCGGCTCTCACCCAGGCCGGTACTGCTGCTGCGGCCGTGAAGACGGCCCAGGAGAGATACAACATAGCTATTGCAGCCGGTGTCAAGCATTCTACTGCTTATGCAGCGGAGCAGAAGGCTATTGCGCTTGCCTACAAGGGCATGAGCCCGGCTCAGATCCAGCTGTCCAAGCAGGTTGGCGATCTAAGTACCTCCTGGGACAATGTCAAGAAGAGTCTTACGCCTGTTATTGCTGGAGCACTAGTCCCCTGGTTGCACGCTGCCAGGGATGCAATGCAATTCATAAAGCCAATTGTCACCCCGATTGCGGCTGTGTTCAGGGACTGGGGACAGTCTCTGCAGAGATACTTCTCGAACACGATAGTGGCCGAGCAGCTGCGACAGCTTGCCGAGTCTTTCGGGAAGTTCTCGGCTAGCCAGCTTCGCGATATCGGTAGTTTCCTGGTGAACATCGGAGCAGGGATATTCCATCTTGGAACCGACCTGTCTGCAAATAACGTAAACTTTGGCACCTTCGGAGACCACCTGAAGGCGTGGGGTAAAGCCTTCGACACATGGTCGAAATCGGCGAAGGCTCGCGCGGATGTGCAGGGATTCTTGCATTACTTGCACACCGAAGGTCCGGTCGTTAATAGTCTCCTGTCCAGTCTTGGAAAGATTCTTCCCGGTATATTTTCCGGGGCATCGACTGTCGGGCAAATGGAACTGAAAGCACTTTCTCAGTTCTTCGCGCTAATTGCTAGTCTTCCGAAGGGATGGCAGGCGCCACTAACCGAGGCTGCTGGTGCTCTGCTACTGCTCTCTAAGACCGGGACAATCAAGGTCGGGCTGCAGCTTGCCGGAGCGCTAGCAGACCATCCCAGGTTGCTCGGATTCAGCATCGGGACATTGCTGGCCGCAGGCATTATCGATGCAGTTAATCAGAAGAGGCCGGGCCATGGACAGCAGACCTGGTGGCAGTCTTTCGGGCCACCGGACAAGGCGCAGCAGCAGACCTGGCTGAACTCCTGGTCTGGCCTTGGCGACCGTATTGTCCAGATCGCTGATGATGTTCGGCACGGTGTCTCTCGTATATGGGACTCGCTCTGGAACCACACCTTGGGCACCACGAAGCAAGGTAACCATGATGTTGTCGTCGAGTTTGATAAGTGGCGGCACAACACTTCTTCCATATTCGATAATGTGCGGCATGACATTTCCTCTGCTTGGGATGCGATATGGCGCAATACAATTAACCAGGTACATAATGGTATAATTGGCGTCATCGGATGGTTCAGGAAGCTGCCCGGCATGGCCCTTGGCGCCCTGTCCGGTTTTGGGCATTCATTGTATGCTTTCGCCCATGCTGCGCTCACCGAGTTCCTAGACGGACTGAAGGCCGTAGGCGGAACGGTTCTCAGCTGGCTGAAGACCTTCATCGGTAGTATTCCGGGCGCAATCATGAAATTCCTGCATATGTCGCCCCCGCACCCCGGTTCTGTGTTCTATGACCTTGGCGCGAACTTGATGCACCATCTTGAGGCTGGCATTAAGTTTACTGCGCATAAGGCTGTGGCCGCAGCGCAGACTGCGGCTCGGCGCGTGGCTAACGTGGGATCAGGCGTGCAGCGGTGGGCCGGGCTGGTGAAGAAGGCTCTGGCCATGGAGGGTCTTTCCCCGATGTTGCTCGGTCGTGTTCTGTTCCAGATGCAGACCGAGTCCGGCGGGAACCCGAACGCGATCAACCTGACCGACTCCAACGCCGCCCACGGCGACCCGTCCCGTGGTCTTATGCAGACCATTATGTCTACGTTCCAGGCGTACCATTGGCCGGGGACGTCGAGCAACATCTATGACCCACTCGCGAACATCGCCGCCGCGCTGAACTACGCGAGGCATGTGTACGGGCCGTCGCTGATGTCCGGCGGGATGGGCATCGGATCGGGCCATGGCTATGATGAAGGTGGATGGCTGATGCCAGGCGACTGGGGGATCAACACGACAACTCAGCCTGAGCCTGTTCTGACTCCGAAACAGTGGGACGCTATTAGCAAGGCTGCAGTCAAGGGTGGGGATGGCGGAACAACTTACGTTGCACACTTTGACGGCGTAACGGCGCAGTCGCATGAGGCGATGACGCGCAGGGCATTCCAGCAGATGGACATCGGCCGAGGTAGGGTGGCCCGGATGGGTCGGAGGCAATAGTGACTACTCCATTCGATTCGATTCCTCCGCCGCAGATCAGCTATATAGACCCGGATGGCAACACCTGGCCTCTCACCGATCTTTTGCTGTCCAATGGCTACATATGCACCGGTATCGTTGGCGTGTCCGGGATCCCGGTGTCGTTCTCATCTATTCCGTTGCTCAACGGTGGCGCGCTCCCGCAGCTGTATACGCCACAGGTTGGCAGCATAGGTCTGGGGTTGTTCTTCGAGTCCCAGGGCGACATCAACGCCTACATGGCGCTGCTTGACTCGTTTGCATATTCCTTCTACAACGTCCGTAACAATGTTCCTACGCCAGGACAGTTGGTCGTACAACGCCAGGATGGTACGTCGCGCTTCCGCAATGTGTACTGCGTCGGCGGACAGGATGCTGCGACGGATAGCGGCGTTGACTGGTCTACCTACACGCTGACGCTACAGGCCGACGACCCGTTCTGGTATGACCTTAACCCGAACGTGACGAACTATCAGCTAGCCAGTTCCGGAGCTGCAGGCATCCTTCCTATACTGCCGATATCCACGACGGTCAGCACGGTGTTCGGTGCCGACATCATCGACAACGAGGGTGGCGCTGAAGCCTATCCGGAATGGCTGATTACCGGTCCTGGCCTTCCGACGATCCAGAACCAGACGACCGGCCGGCAGTTCAGCCTCACCAATGCGATGGCCGACCTCCAGCAGATCCAGGTTAACACCCAGCCTGGCAGCCAGAGCGCTGTTGACATTGGCGCCGGTGTGAGTGTATGGTCCGATGTCGTGCAGTCAACCCCACGAGACCTATGGTCACTGGCGCGCGGGATGAATGAGATCTTCCTGACCATGGGTGGCGCCGGTGCTGACTCGTCCATTCAGCTGACATGGACTCGGAGGTGGCTGCGGGCATGACATTTGCGCCGATACAGTTCGACGGTGGTGGCCTTCTCCAGGAGATTTACTTCTCTGGTGATGGCTACCTCTACATGGGATCCGACACACAGGGAACGTACCGAACTCAGCGCGACGGAACCACCCATCTGTACGGCCAGCAATCTGTCATCCGTAACCGTGGCCAAGGACCGCAGAATGCCTGGCACCAGGCAGCAGCTATCTTTGCCCCGAAGTTTGACCCGGCTGGAGCCGGCAACACCGTTCTGATTGCCGTAGGCGACAACGGCAGCAACGGTGGCATCATGAAGTCCACCGATCGTATGGACACCTGGTCCATGCTCAGTCGTGTGCCGCAGTACTCCGGCAACACCTACCACGTGCCGGGTGGCGTACAGAATAACTGGCAGCGTAGTGGCCGTAGGTACTTCGCCGAAGACAGTAGCTTCCTGTTTACCGCTAGCATGAAGCAGGGCATCATGCGGTCGGGGGATCACGGGAGCACATGGCCAATCATCTGCACCATGGCCGGAGCAGCACCCGGCTCGAACTACTATGCCAGAGGTATTTGCCAGGACCCTGCTGTTCCGACTACCATATATGCCGGATTCGCAGACCGTGGCGGCACTACCAACTTCGGTGGTTTGTGGAAGTGTGCGAATGCGCATGTCGCTACGCCAGCGGCTCCGAACTTCATTCAGTGCTCTGGGCTTCCGGCCGGTAGTACGGTAGAGGACGTTGTAGTCGCAGACGGATGGGTGTACGTGGCCCTGGGCTTCGATGGCCTGTGGGTGGCAGCGACAAGCAACACGAACAGCTGGACCCAGATTGGAAACACCGGCGCTCTTGACCCCACGTCGTGGTGGTCGACTGTTGACGTCATCAACGACGGCTCTGGTAACCACTGGATAGCCATTGCCTGCGCCAAGCCGGTAAAGCTGGCCGGCGACGACACGCACCGGGCCGTCGTCAAGTTCGTGAGGAACGTTACGACTGGAGCAATAAGCAGCACGCTTCAGATGACGCACCTCAACTCGCAGATGAATGTCGGCGTGATCCAGACCGTCGGCGGAACGCGAACCTGGTGGAACAGCGGAGTCGGTGAAGCGCTGGGTGGCGCTGGTATGATCTGCCCACATGTCAGGTGGGATCCTGACCCGACTCACTTCGGGGATCTATACTGCTCGGCTTCGCAGGGTTTGTATCGCTGGCCGAACGCTAGCTCGGTATGGCAGCTGTGCTCCAACGTGATGCCTCAGTTCCTCGGGCATGCGATTACGGCTGCCTCCTGGGGATTGATGTTTACGTCCTCCGACTTCGGTACCCTGATTGACCTAGCGGTCGGCAGTGAGAATGCCTCGTCTCTGAATGCAGTTAACCCGATTGGCTCCGCTGAGGCATATGCCGTGGCCATCAGCGAAGACGAGACGATCATCTACACAAGCTCGACTGCGGCCAACCAGAAGTACACGACCATTGCCGGTGACGTCTACAAGGCTCCGAAGGCTCTGAACCCGGTATGGACCGCCATGAACCTGGCGACGGCTGTTGATGCCGGTAGTAGCGTTTCGGAGGGTCACAAGACGGCTGTTGGTCTTTGCGCGCTGAATAACGCGAGCAGTGCCAAGACGCTCCTGGCTGCCTCGCCTAACACCGGCCTTTGGTATCACAACGGCACAACCTGGTCCATCGTAAGCAATGCATTCTGCACGGGCGGATCGGGTAACCTCGTCAACTTTGCTCACGTCAAGGCTAGTCAGTACGTCTATGTGTTTGATCAGGCTTCTGGCATCTGGCGCTCGAACAACTATGGTATTTCGGGTAGCTGGGTGCAGGTATTCGCTGTCACCAACAACGATGGTCTTTGCGGGACTATTGCCGCCCATCCGACTCGCACAGGTGAGATCTGGTATACCACACAGGCAGGGCTGTTCAAGATAGTTGGAGCCCACACCGGAACGGTCGGAGCAGGTGCGACAAAGACTGGACCGATCGCTGTGGGTGTCGGCAGTGGCCAGCCTGGGCCGTGCGGTATATCTGATACAGGGTATGTCTACTGCTGTACTCAGGACACCGGGAGCGGCTCAGGTCTGGCGCTGTCGTCTGATGGCATTCACTGGACCAATGGCGACCCAACTGGTTCCCTAGGATTTATTGCTTCTCGTCCGGAGAACATGTCGTTCATTCCGCATGTCGGTACGACTCCGCCGGTTTGTGTGATATCCAACGGCAACGTTGTCGCCTATGGCTCGCCCGAGGGAACCATTCCTACCGGACCTGGAACGTCGGGTGCGTTCACCGAGAGGCAGCAGTCACAGAACTTCATCGGAGCCAACAGCAGTACCACCAGCAGCCTTGTCGGTGCCATATGTAACGAGAACCTGCCGACCACCGCGCAGGCTACGCATCAGCAGGCAGCTGACTTCTTTGACGGCATCCTTGGTACTCAGTACCGGCTCGGATATACTGCGCAGAAGGTGTACTACCAGAACGCCAACAATGGCCCAGGCGGATCGCTAGGGACAGGCGTTTATCCACAGGCATTCGTAGACGGTACCGGGCAGGACATGACGGCCATCGTCAACGGTGGCGCTGTCATCTATCTGTGTTACCAGCCTAACCCGACGTTCAGCCCGGCCGAGGATGCTAACTTTGTGGCATCGGTTCAGTGGTGGGCAAACCATCACCCGAACGGTGCGAACGGCGTTGTGGTCATCCCCATTCAGGAGCCCCAGAATGCGAGTTGGCTTGTCGGTAGCGGCACCACGACGTTTACCCAGTCAACCTATGCCTCCTTCTTCGCGCACTATTGCCCGCTGGCCCAGGCTGTCACGGACTCGCTAGGGCACCACGTCAAGGTCGCCTATGATGCGGCCGGTCATAGCATGACTACCGGGGGATCCTCCAGCGCAGCATGTACTTGGCTGACGGCCATCATCGGACTTGGCTGTATTCCCGACATCGGGATGATCGACTTCTACGGCTCCACTTGGGAGAATCTGACCTCCGGCGGAACGACTAACCTGACGCCGATATCTTCACTGATCTCAATATGCAACACCAATGGGATGGCATTTGGATACGGCGAGATTGGCCGGGCGGAAGGAACGTCCTCTTATACGCCGTCGCTATTCCCGACGTACATCAACTACATCATATCGTCAATTCTGACTGCCACTAAGCGTGACGCCGTTATGTGGTACAACGGCAACAAGGGTTCGCCGAACCAGAACACGCTGACGGCTGGTAGCGATATGATCGGTCCGCTACAGCAGCTGTGGAACGCTCTCATGGCAGCTGGTTCGATAAGCATGTTCTTCAATGCAGTGACGCCACCGTCTGGTGGCTATCCGAGCCTGCTGAACTCTAGTCTATTCGTCGAGATCATGTCCAATGACTGCAACCAAGTTATATGGGCCAACGATGGAAACTGGCAGATGGTATCGGAAGGTAAGGCCGGTACGGCGACATCTAACTCGCGTTCCCAGATATGGGCTCGACTGAATGCCCCGGTCGGGCTATATGGGGATGCTACACACCTTGCCATCTTTAGCTACTCCAACCCGAGCGCTACGGTCAAGGGCAAGCTATACGAGGAGACAATTCCTGCCGGGTATGCGGCAGCCGTAGATCAGGTTGGTGGCGCTGGGGCCATAGCTGCCATTGCCTCTCCGGCTACCCTGAACGTGACCAACTCGGCAGCGCAGCAGTACAGTGGTGGATTGGCGCGAGGCTTCTTCTCGGCATTGTCCAGCCCGGCATTCGGAACGTCCTCTTGGGCACCCGGTTCCGGCTATTCGGCCGATGGGGTTGTCAACAGCCTGACTGCCGTGTTCCAGGGCGTGCGCGGAACTAGCGGTGCCACGACCCAGACAGCCTCTGATGTTCTGACGTATGCCTCGGGAACGATGACATCTTGGTCGGCTGCCCTAGCCACATTCTACTGTGCACCTGGTGCCGGTACGCCGTTGGCCTTTACCACGACGACTCTGCCTGACGGTGCTGAGGGATCAGCGTTCTCGCAGCTGGTTGGCACCACGGGTGGCATACCTGCTGTCACCGTTGGGTTGACGACCGGATCGGTAGCTGTGCCAACCGGCCTGACGCTAGACACTACCGGGCTGCTTCACGGGACGCCATCATCGGGAACGGCTGGAGCTTACCCGCTGGCCTTCCTGGCCACGGACTCGGTCGGCAACACAGCTGTCCAGACCATCACGCTGATAATTGATGCAGCTCTATCCATGGGCAGCGGTACGCTCCCGGATGCGCGTGAGAATGTTCCGTACTCACAGAGCCTCGCCGGGAATGCGCACGGTGGCGTTCCGCCGTACTCATTTAGCTCTACTTTCGCAACGTCGGGATTGACGCTTGACAGCACGGGGCTGCTGTCTGGTACGCCATCGCTCGGGACTGCCGGAGTAGTCGGATTCAGCGTGACGGTTACCGATGCGAATGGCCATACGGCAACTGGGTTCTTTGCCATCAGTGTCCAGTTCGCTGTGGCAGCCGTATTCCCTCCGCCCGGTGGATCGTCTGATCCGGTGACGGCCGTCCTCATGGACGAGAACCTGAATCCGATTGCGCCGATAAACTTCACGTCGCTAACGGCGCAGCTGTTCTACAACTTTGTCGGCTCGTGGGCTATGGCTATTCCGTTCGACGACAGCTTCTGGCAGCAGGTCAAGAAGTTCATTACCGTGGACCCGGTGACTGGAGCCATCACCCAGAACGGTCTGTGTACTATTGAGGTGAACTGGCAGGGTCTGTTCAAGTTCGGTGGCAAGGTCGAGATCCCCGGTTACTCGTTCACGACGAACCAGCAAGCTGGGACGGGCACGACGTCTGGGCCAGTTACGGCTCCCGGCCCACTAATAACCCTGGGCGGGGCCGACTATCTCTCCCTAGTGGCCAATAGGATCGCATTCCCGGACCCGACCAAGGCTTGGGGCGGCCAGACGGCTGCCGGTATCAAGACGTACACCGGCCAGCTTGAGAACGTCATCAAGGCTATTGTGACTGACAACGTTGGACCGAGCGCCGTTGTGGCTCGCAAGGTTAACCTGCTGGACATAGATATCCCGCAGGGTGCCGGTACGGCTGTGACCTACGATGTCAAGTTCGCCCAGGGTGTTGACCTCAACCTGATGGACATCATCAGATCGCTGATCGGCACGGGCGGACCGATGGGCGTCAGGATCATTCGCCAGGGCCAGCGTCTGTTGTTCCAGACCTACGTCCCGACCGACCGAACCGGCACAGCCTACTTCAGCCCGGACATCGGCAACCTGACAGCGGTGTCGCTATCCCTGGCCGACGCTACGGTGACCACCGTGCTTACTCAGGCTGCTGCCGCGCCACTGTTCTTTGCTACGGCTGCCAGTCCTAATCCTGAGACTGACTGGTCTCGTATTGAGGTGTATTCTGACCAGACCGGGCAGACCGACCCGGTTCAGGCGCAGCAGGCAGCTACCGATGCGCTGACTCAGGGCCAGCCCAGCCCGGCTCTGCAGATGACCGCTACCGATATCCCACTGCTGACTTTCGGTCGCGACTATTTCCTAGGCGACATTGTCTCGGTTGAGCCCAGGCCTGGTGACATCTATTCGGATATCGTCACCGGTGTGACGCTGAATATTGACGCTACCCAGCAACCGGCAATGTCGGTTGTTCCGACGGTTGGGTATTCGTCAGACCCAGGCGCCATTGATCCGTCATTCGTCCAGCAACTGCTCAAGCGTGTTCAGCGACTAGAGCGCCGTTTGAATGCTCAGATAGGATAGGGGACATGACCGTAACGAACGCAAGGCCCAGCCCATTCCTTCAGCTGACTAGTGACGCTGACTGGGAGTCTCTGATCGGCGGAGTTGGCGACGGCGATGGCGTTATCATGAATCCCACCACCAGCCTTGCCCCGAGCCTTGATGGCGTCGGACGCAATGCCGTCATGGCCGCTGGCTCCTGCATCGTCAAGGGCAAGCTGTGGTCATGCGATGCCCCGGTCAATACGGCTGTCCCGGCTGCCTCAGGCTCCAACCGGATCGACAGGCTGACGCTTCGGCTTCTCAGGACAGCCGGCACCGCTACGGCGTTCCTCCAGCCCAACATCATCACCGGCACACCTTCGGGCAGCCCGGTACTACCAGCACTAGTCCAGACCACCACTGGTATCTGGGATCTCCCGATCTCGCACTGGACCTCTACCTCTGCGGGCGGACTGACTAGCTTGGTAGATGAGCGCTTTGATACCGGCAAGACCATGCAGTCTGGACCGGCAGCGAACATGCCGACATGGCTGGTCCGACCGACCCTGTACTACCAGACGGACACCGATGCGCTGATGCTGTGGAATGGCTCAGCATGGACGTTTCTGGTGCAGCCGCCTGACGTTACGCCAGGCAGCATGCCAGCTATGACGAATGGCTGGAGCATAGGTGGCTTTGCCCGGTACCGGCTGAACGGTGACAACGATCTCCAGGTGGCATTCAAGCAGCTGGTTTGCGGCACGACTACGGACGGCACGAATATATGGGCTGCAGGATCCTTCCCGGCTGCCTATCGTGTGCCTACGTTCCACCGTGTCCCTTGCGTGGCGGATGTTCTTCGAATAGTGGGAGCCGGGCCCAATCAGGAGTCTGCGGCTCTGGAATTTGCGGCTGATGGATCCGTGAACTGCCAGGGGATTTCCGGGGTCGCTACTCGGGTAGATTGCTACTTTACGATACCGCTATTCGTTTAGGGGGAGGTCGTGAATGGATCTGGTATGGCTTGGGATAATCGTCACGGTCGCCATCGCCCTCAGCAGCGGTCTGTCCACCTACCTGGTGGGCCGGAGGAGCGGCAGTGGACGAGTCGGTACCAGCCAGGCCGACGACCTCTGGCAGCAGACTCAAGCCATGATAACTTCGATGCAGCGCCGCGCGGAACGCGCCGAGGATCAGCGCGACAAGCTGATGGACCTCCAGGAGCAGCAGACAATGCCGATGCTGGAGGCTATCAACCAGTCGCAGAAACACGTCCTAGGTCTGCTAACGGAATTGGCTGGCCGTATGGACAAGAGATAGTGGCGGCCACCGTGAAATTCGCAATTCGCCGAAGAGTAGACGGATTGACACCCGATGAGATAGATGCTGAGATTATGGAGCAGCAAAAACGAGCCGAGGAACTGCTTGAGGATTTGACCGAGACCATCGAGCGACAGGGACAGCTGTACCGAGAGATAAGGCCGGAAGGAAAGGAAGGTCAGGGTGACCCCGAATCGCCCGGAGAATAAGGACGCTCTTGAGCTCGCCGAGAGACTGGGAGACTCAATAGCCAGGATCAATCAGCTGTTCGCCTTCCGGAAGATAGTCAAGAGGCTGATATGGGGTCTGGCCATTTCCGTATCAATCGACATACTTCTCAGCGTGGCGATCTTCTTCTTCTTCCACAACTCACAGATAACTGCCTGCCACATCGGCAATGATGCGCGAGCGGATCAGATCACCTTGTGGCACGGACTGGTCCAGCATTTCAGCGACCCGCATCCCACGCAGCAGGACGCTATCCGGGAGAAGGCGTTCCTGGCATTTGTCGACCATACATTCCGGCCTGTCGACTGTGCCCAGATATATAAGGTTCCGGTGCGCTGACGAGCTACTATTCTCCCAGGGAAGCCCAACGAGGAACAGGAGAAAGGGAATGGCCCTCAGTAGCAATCTTCACAATGCGCTGATCGAATTCGTCGGCGTACTCAAGGACGACGACCACAACAAGCCCTACGCCGAAGCGGCAGTGCGCGAACTCCGCCACGCCGAGACAGACGGGCTGGCGGAGTACGAGGACGCAGCGTTCGGTCTGATGCAAGGTCTGTTCGACTTGCAGCGTCAGCACGATGCGAACGCGCCAAGCCTCAAGGACACCGGAGAGCATGTGACGCCATCATGACTTACACCTTCTCGGACCTACAGGCAGTGGCCATGCCGGCCGACGGTGGCGACCCGTTCAAGTTCGCCACGGTGCATGCTCCGGCGCTGAGCCGGAACGGCGTGCCGGGTATCGACTACGCCTGGACCAAGCCCAGCGTCGGTTCCGTCAAGGGTGCTGGTGAAGTGTTCGTGGCTCAGTACGCCAGTCTGGATCCCAGCAAGAACCTGACGCCGAGCCGGGCGCATGACCTGCGCGCGGCCGGTGTGAGCATCGTCCTGGTGTACGAGTACGGTGCTCAGGACATGCTGCGCGGGAAGTCGGGTGGCGAGGCTGACGCCCAGAACGCCGAGACGCTCGCCAAGGCGTGCGGCGTTGACGGCATCCCGATCTACTTCGCGGCCGACTGGGATGCTACGTCTGGCCAGCAGAGTCTCATCAACTCCTACCTCGACGGCTGCGCGGCCGTCCTAGGCCGGAGCCGGGTCGGCATGTACGGTGGCTTCTGGCCGACGAGCCGGGCGAAGGCTGCTGGCAAGTGCACCTATGTCTGGGGCACGCCAGCATGGTCCGGCTCCGAGTGGGCGACGTCGGGCTTCACGCCGGACATCATGCAGGGTGGGTTCGTCACCATCGGCGGTGTCCAGTGCGACCTCGACGCCGGTCTACATAACGACTACGGCCAGTTCCCACGGCCGTCGTCTGGCCCAACGTTCACCTGGTCGTGGTGGACGACCGACGGGAACCAGTCACTGGCGGCAGTCAGCCGTCAGCTGACGGCAGCTGGAGCACCGGGCATGTCGCCGGCGCACATCCTACGGGCCACGTGCATGAAGGACGGTGGCCACTGGGACGCGCAGATGTTCGACTGGCTGAACTACGCGCTCGGTGACCCGGCCGAGGACCCGCACCACCCCATCGCTGCTGGATCCAAGCTCTGGGTCTTGCAGTAATCCCATGATCGGACACCCTGGGCTGGCCAAGATGGGCTTCCCTTTCCGGTCCAGGGTGTCCTCAGGAAGCCCAAGCAAAGGGAAGGAACTGATATGGCAGTAAAGGTGAAGGGCACCCCGATCGAGGCCAAACCGGTCGCCGGGATGTCAACCGTTGCAGTCATCGGCTATGCCGTGGCGCTGACCCTGGCGCTCTGGCCGTCGCTGGCCGCCAGGATCCCGATGGACCTCCAGCTTCAGGCACCGGTCGTGCTTGCGACCGTGCTTGGCTCTATAGCGTCGTACATCGCTCCTCACACGAACCGGCCAGATCTCGTCACGGTTGTTCCTCCGGCCCAGCCCGTCGCACCCGTGGCGCCTGCTGTGCCTCCGGTCCAGCCATGATGCCGGCCGCGCCAGGTGATGTCCTGGCGGTCTGGACAGGTTCTGGTATCACACAGGACTTGATCCGTATTGGAGACGTGATCGAAGGCAAGCCAGCTGTGGCCAACCACGTCATCGGCGTGACCCATCAGGATGCTCACGGTCGCTGGATGGGGCTGGAGGGCCGACCAGGAGGATTCGGTCTGGCGGACTGTACACCGTACCTCAACGACAACCGCACTCGCAGCAACCACGGCCAGGCCAGGACAGCCGATCAGAACAAGGGTCTCCTGGCTGGCGCTGCCCAGCTGACCGGTACGCCGTACGACTGGGTCGGCATCTCTGAGGACTTGGCACACAGCCTTGACCTAGATGCCCTCCAGGCTGCGCTAGACCAGCTGTGGCGGTGGCCGACCAAGAACGGGCTGCTCCCTGGCCACGTAGTGTGCTCCTCGGCATGGGCCTGGATCTACCATCACTTCTCTCTGGCCTGCCCCGAGGCGACCGACACCCGGATATGTACGCCGGGTGACTGGTGGCAGTTCAACGATAGCCAGGCCTGGCGGAAGTCAGCCTGAGAAGGAGGTACCGTGCTCGCTGTCCTGATCGGAATCGCTCTCATCATCGTGGCCGTGGTCCTGTGGGTCGGCGGTCTGTCCGTCGTCCATGCACTGGCCATCCTGATCGGAGCCATCGGCGTCCTGCTCGTCGCGTACTGGGCGCTGCCCACGGCGTACTCCAGACGCGTCTAGCCCGAACAGACCTCTGCCCCGGTACCGACCTCCGACGGTAACCGGGGCAGAGTCACGTATGGGCTCGGACGGTTAACAGCCGTCGTAGGGAGCCCACGGACTTGTGCCGGACTCCGCGTATGCCTTCGCGAACGCCGCGTTCTGCATTGCCACGCTAGCGTTCTCGGGAAGGCCTGGGAAGCCTAGCGCTGCCCAGGTTGAGGGAAGGAACTGATATAGGCCACCGGCACCCGAGGATGCGTTGACGGCGCCAGGGTTGCCACCGGACTCGCGTGCGATGACACACGACTGGAAGGAGCCGGGAGCGCCGGAGTAGCTAGCTGCCGGAGTCGATGAATTCGACTGCAACGGCGTAGCTGAGAC